TTATTTTCCATTTGTTATTTGTGATTTCTGTAGTATTTACATCTTCTGATAATGTTTTTCCATAATCTACTGAATAATTCTTTTTGGCTATAGATTGATTGCTTTCTATTATTATAGATTGGAACATATTTATATAAAAAAAATATAAAAAATAAAAAAAATAAATTATATTTAAATTTAATTAAAAATTTTTTATTAAAATTTTAGATTGATGTGAGAACTACACCATTACGGAGAACAAAGGTTTTTTCATAATCTACAAAGAATTTAATAAGACGAGTTTGGTAATCATTTCTAGAAAATACAGATTTGCGTTCATAAATAATATTTTTATTAGCAATTTGAGTTCCTTCACCACCAGGTCCTTTTGTAAGATTTAGTGAAGTGATAAAATAATTACCTCCTAGTACTTGTGGATTTTGACCTTCAAATAAAACAGTAGAATCAATTGGATTATTTTGCATTCCATCTTTGGAATCATAGAAATCAGAATATAAATCAAATGAATATTCAGCATTATGAACAGACATAGGGAACATTTGTACTTTCTCTAACTCATTACGCATAAGGGAAGGATTTTTAATAGCTTTTGGATAGTGAATGGTGTTATTGTACCTCCAATTAAACGAAATATCGTGAATAGGGGCGTCCGATCTATAAACACCTGTTAGAGCATTTACAGTATCGTATCTTTCAGTAACAACTACATTATTAACTTTTAATCCACTAGATCCAACTTCTCTTACAAAATCTACATCGCTGGTTACACCAGATGCTGGTTGAGCAATTCCAGGAAGCTGTGAAGATGTTACAAGTTTCTCACTATATACCATAGGCATTCCCTTATCACTATTAACTTGGTCAGCAATACGATTCATAGTAGCAGCATCATAAGTGAGATAATCAAGATGCATTACACAATTTTCTAAACCATAACTTGTAGCAGTTGTTGTGGCTGGTGGAGTTGAAAATAACATAGTTTTACCAGTTTCTCCATTTACTTGTTGAGTTAATTCTATTTCTACGCTGACCTGTTCTTGCATAAAACCAACAGGAAGTACTATATTTTTTAAACCAACAAAAATATCATCTAGTGAAATTGAGTATAAGGGGCAATTGGTTTTAGAATTAACTGGTTTATATCTTTCTGGTGTAGCACAAGCAGTAGCACTAGTATAATTAGCACACCCTACATCAACAGCTAGAAGACCATCAGTATTAGTTGATGGACCTAAATTAGAACCACTTGCACCATCAAGTACTTGGTCAATTTCACTTCTCATAGAAGCAGTATGAACTGCCTTATCAATCATAAATCTTTCACCGACATTTTCAGCAATTGATAAAATGGTTGTACCTGCGCGGAGTGTAGCTTTAGATATTAAGCAAGCAGCACCACAGGTTGTAGGGAGGAAACAAGTACCATCAGCTGCAGCATCATCATTATGAACCGATAGAACAAGACGAGAACCTGAATTTAGCAGACCTTGTTTTTTGATGTTGAACTGAAGACGGCTTTGACTTTTATTAACAGGTTCTAGGATTTCGGTATGAATATCAACATTAGACATTTCTACTGATTGTTGAGGAATTAAAACGGAAGGTAATTCTTTATTCATTTTTATTTAAATGTATATAATATATTTTAAAAAATAAATTAAATAAAAAAATAATTTAATATAAAATTTTATATTAAAATTTCTATATATATTTAAGAAGTTACAGATATTCCTTGTGGGCTATATACAAGCTTATGTTTTGAAAGCGAATATGTATGAATTGCATTAGCACTTTGACCATCTAAGTCAGATTCTACTAATAATGTAAAAGTTCCATCGCTAAAGTCGCGACCTACTTGTGTTAGTGAATCTTCATTTTGACCAATTGCAAAAATTGGTTTATCTTGTGCTTCTACACTTACAGTTGATTTAAGACTTGCTACTTCTTTACCATCAGCATCTCTTTTAGTTTTAAGACCATTTTCGGTATTAACAGAGATTAGAGTTCTAGCACTTTCTTCTACATTCATACTTTCTTTAAGTAACTCAATTCTTTCTACTTCTGGTCTGTTTTGTCCAGCTTGTGTTTTTGTAACTACTTCAAAATCAACAGGCATTCTACGACCCGATTTACCTACTATATATTTATTAAGTTTTGCAGTTGTGTTAAATACACCTCCTGTTTGATTTTTAAATCTATCGGTTGAGTATCCGTCTTTTTCTACATTATTCACGTGACTTGCTGGTATTGTCGAATTAATAACAGATAGAGTATTTTTAGTTCCAAGATTTAGAGTTAGTGTAGAAGAATTGCTATTAAGAATATTATATTGATGATTCCACGAGTTAAACTCAAATGAACCCGATTTTGGTCTATCAAGTTCAGCCTGTGTGTCGGGGTCGAAATGAAGAAGGTCGTAACAACAAGTTAAATTGTGAAGTGAATAAAATACATCATTTTTATCAGCTTCACTACATATCAGAGCATTAGAATCAGCGGTTAGTTGTAAATTAATCTCCATTCCTCGTAATCCATTATTTCCGAGCGGTAAAGTTTCTACAGCTTGGAGAATAGCAACTTCTAGTGGAATACTAAAATTAACTTCTGTATTACAATCAGTAGCACTTTGTTTTTCACGACTAGCGAGTACTGGGTCTTTTCCGCACATATAACCATCAAAGTTTGCCTGGTTATTTTGTAGTGGATTAGTTACTGAGAATAGAGAACCAGGTTTAGTAAGTGATTCTAGGGTTTGCCCTCCTGATCCGAGAGCTGAAATTGTAATATTCTCAAATAGTCCCGAAACACCAACTCTTTCGTTAAGACGAAGACCATAAGCTGCACCAGTTTTTACTGCATTATTATTTGGAAATACAGGATTGCTAAATGTAGAAGTACTTCTATTAAGACGCAGTTTTCCATTTAGTTTTAATGTTTTAGTTAGAAGAAGGGTTGGCGATGCTGGAATCTGAAATTGTATAAGACTGCTTCCGCCTTTAAAAGAATATTGCCCATTTTCTGGTAAATTGATTGGCTGCACTTCATTGTATCGTTGTTCCGTAATCATTTTATTTATTTATATATAATATAATTAAAAAAATAAATTAAATAAAAAATTTTAATTAAATTTATAATATTTATTTAGCATTCATACATTTTTTAGTTTTTTTATGTTTGGATAAACCTACTCTACATATCATAGATTTACAATTTGGACATTCTACTTTTTCTAATTTTTTTCTATATACTTCTTCTTTATTTTTTTCACGATATTCTTTTGAATATTCTTTATATTTCTCTTTATTTTTTTCGTAATGTTTTTTATCTTTTTCTTTAATTTTATCTTTATTATCAATCCTATATTGTTTAATTTTTTCTTCATTAACAATTAACCATTCTTTTCGTGTTCTTGTAGGAATAGAACTATTTAATGTAGCATTTAATTGTTCAATCCATTTTCTTTCTTCTTTCTTTAATTCATTACCATCATTAACATTTACTTTTTCTACTAGAATCATATCCCAATTATCCCACCCTCCATTATTTCTAATAAATTCATAAACTTTAATATTTTTCCGTTTATTATTATCAGAACAACATCTTTTATGACCATTTTTTCTTTTTGTAAAATTAGTTGTTGAACCTATATAACAATCAGTTATATTTGTATCTTTACAACAGATTTTATAAATACAAGCATTTTCATAATTGATTGGAGTTTTAGGCATCTTATTTAATCTTATTATATCCTAAATAATCCTTTAAATAATTTTCAAATTTTATAATTCTATAAAAATATCTGAATATTTCATATCTTTAAATTTCATATACTCATCAAAAAAGTCCATATCAGTACCATCACATAAAATAGTATCAAGTGCATCAGCTTTACATTCACTATTATCTTTATCATTTAGTGTTAATAGTATATTATAATATTTTCTAATATTAAAGTAAAGTTTGTAAAAGTAATCTTTATTTTCATCACACAAATCAAAATCAAAATCAAAAT